CCATAATTATGATCGCTCGTTTCAGCAGGATTGTATCCAGCAGCTTTGAGTCTATCGTAGTCGGATGCCAAGCGCACGCCACTTGTTATTCTCATAGATGTGCATTGTGGGATTGCGCTACGCACGGCTTGCAGGTTGATAGCAAGCAACGCTATCATTGTCTTTTGATATTCATTGGAAGGTAACCATAAGTTGTCAGAGCCTTTTGGCCCAAACTCATAGTAACTAAAATTCTCAGTTATCTTTTGATCCATTTCGTCCCACCATTGTTGTAGTTTTTCAATGCTAGTTATTAAATATAGATCAAAGCGTGTGAAATAGGCAGTGCAAATTAAATTGCACTGCCTATTATTTAGCGTCCAATCAAACTTCTGATAAGCATTGAAACCTTTTCTTGACTAGCGGGGGCTGCGGCAGGCTGTGGCTGAGGGTTGCTCTGAGGAACTATCCCATTGGCAAGATCCTCTTCAGGGGACAGCTGTGTCTGCTGTTGAGGCATGCCCTCATTGGGGTTCTGTCCACCAGCGTTAAACCCATTACCAGATGCTGCCATAACAGTCTGCATAATCTGCGCAGTAGTTTTTGCAACGAGGTCCTGAGCATTGGGGTCTCCACCAAGAGCTGCCTGCATGATGTCAGGTCCAAGGAACGACTGAGCTGTCATCACAGCGTCGTTCTGAGGCTGCTGAGGCTGCTGAGGCTGAGGTGTAGCAGCCATCTGCTGCTGTGCGCCCTGGACGGCCTGATTGGGCTGCTGTTGCTGCTGAGGGTCCATCGACTGAACGTTCTCATTGAACTGAGTGTTCTGCTCACCATCTGCGATCTTCACCAGCTCGTTAAGTAGACTAAGTCTGCTCATAAAACTCTCCTATGCTTCAATTGTGCTTGTTCGTAAAGTGGCGGCTCGACCATGTATCCATGCATAAGGTGAATTGACTCCACCAAACCCACCCATGATATTTGCAGCTACCTTTATTTGTTTTAGAATGTTGATTTCCATATCAGTAGTCCGATAAAGTAATTGTAGAGTTTGCAGATACCTGCTGGCATCAGCAACCTTTACAGTTAATCCACCGTTGTTATATTGGAGATCGTTTCTTGTATTTACAATGTTGTTTGATATCAATGCTTCAATGGTCGCTTGGTGTATCAATAGTGCAGGAAATGGAAATGACTCAAACGAGTATACATCAACAACTGGAGGTACAAAATTCAAGAACCCCAGTGACATGTTAAGATACAAGTCAAGGAAGTCATTACTGCTCTCTTCTTCAAATGACAATAACCTGTTAAGGCCACCAGTATCTCTAAGAAAGTCTCGTAGCGCTGTTCTATATGTTTCTAAAGTATTTGACATGTAACCCTCCAGTACCAAATATAGTTTTCGGCACTGGTGAAAAGAGTGGCACATTGCGTGCCACTCAGTTTAATTACTTTTTCTTCTTGTCAACTACAGGTGCTACAACCTCTTCGACAACAGCAGGTGTCACTACAGGTGCTACAACCTCTTCAACCACAGCAGGCTCAACAGCCACTACAGACTCAGCAGCTTCAACAACAAGGTCGAAGTTGGCAAGGCGTGTTCCACTAAGGCGCTGATCAACATCATCAATCTCAATAACTGCACCGGGAGCAACTTCAACTCCCATGCGCTCTTTCAAAATATACTGAACATCATTTGTCTTATTTCTAAAACGCGGCATAATAAAACTCCCATTTAAGATTAAAAAAAAGCCCCGGCCACAATCGGCCAGGGCAATTTCAACTACTCAATAACTACTAAGATCAGACGCGAAGTCCGGCATAGTAGGCTTTGATTGCTGCATCTGCAGTACCATCAGTGGTAACCGTCAGAGCAGTAGATGTTCCCGGAGCAACGGACCCAACAAGAGCCAGCATTGCAACAGAAAGTGCATTACCAATTCCCATTCCGATAGACTCTTTTGTCTGCCATTCGATGAGACCAAATGTCGATTTGATTTCAAAGTTCGGCTCGCCAAGAGAGAAGTTGTGTCCAAGGAAATCCGGAGTGGTAAATCCCCACATGTGTCCAGCAGGAAGAAGATCGCTCTTAATCGTGCGGATAACGCGAGTTCCGAACAGGGTGTCGGTTGTGATTCCATTGAGAATACGGTCTTTACCGAAGTCATCGCCAGCACTCGGCAGAGTCACGGCAGTCTCGAAGACTTCCTGACACATGAGAATAGCACCGACTTCTTTGCGCTTGCTATCAGAACCATTGATACCAGAAGCCAGAGTGTTCTTCAGCTTGACGATATCGCGTGTTGCAATTTCAAGTGAGCCAGTTCCAACAGCTTTAACAGCCTTCTGAGAACCGTTTGCAGCCACACCAAGTGCAGCACCACAAAGGCGAAGGAACAGTTTGTCTTCAAGCTTCTCAAGAATCGGGACCGACTTCTCTTCGATACGCTTGGTGATCTTGCTCTGGAAAGCACGAAGCTCTTCAACAGTGATCTGGAAACGCTTGGTTGTGAAGTTCACAATCGGGATAATATAACGTTCACCACGAATGTACTGACCATCAGGCTCGCCGAGGTTATCAACACCAACAGCAGTGGCACTGACGTCAATTTCACGCATGATGTACAGAGAACTATCATTCACGTTACGCTGACAATCAGCAGTAGTGATGGGCTCCTGAGGAATGATGGCGCGGGAAAAGGCCGCTTCCAAAAGTTCTGTCTTGACATACTGACAACCAGCTTCTGTAAGCTCGGCCTGTCCGTCAACAGTTGCAATTTTCTCAAGAAATTGCTCGTTGAACTGTGACGCATTGAGATCTCTAATCATAATAGACTCCTTAATTAAGTTTTAGTTTTTATTAGTTCTATTCAAAAAAAGCAAGCCGGGTTTCCCCGGCGTTACTTATTATGCACCAAGAGTAATAGTTCTCGGAGAAATCAGTGTGATGATGAGATAGCCGGTTCCGACTTCATCAACGCGAGCAACGATTTCGTATGTCTTTGACCCAGTGGCGCCAACAGACAGACGAAGCTTTCCAAGCTCACCAGTCTCAGAAGACACGATCAGATCATCACCAGCGGCAGGAGACCCAATGTACATTGTCGAATCGATCTTGACTCGAACTCCATGAGGACCTTCAAGAGTGGTGATGCGACCAACTTCGACATCATTTGACTCATAGATGTTCGAAGAAGAAGACCCGATAACAAGCTTGTTGACTTTTACAGGTGTGCCAGCAACCACGGCTGTGAGAGAACCGTCAGCGGCAACAGCAGCCCATTTACCAGGAGTGGCAACAAATGTCGCAGGGTCGATGCTGCGAGAAACACGGATACAACGCGAAAACGGGGTAAGAATTTCAAGTGACATAATTAAGTCTCCATATCAATATTGATTGTTTTTGTATTAATGACCGATTACACCATCAAACATTCCATCTTTACCAGATGGCATCGAAGCTGTCTTATCAGTTTCAAAAAAGACGTTTCCATCATTTTTGCTAACCATCTTCATAGCTTCCTTGATAATCTCAAGTTGCTTTGCATCTTTAGACATCAGATCTGCTATTTTTTCTTGAGCGTAACATGGATTGATCACCCCTTCGTCAATCATCTGATCGATCAGACATCTAACTTCAGCTGTCTTCTCAAGCATGCTGGACTGACTCTTGGACTCCTCAATCACACCACACAGATCTGTAATACATTTAGAGGCTACTTTAAGCATCCCCTGAATACTTTGGTATGCCTCAGCCTGGATGGGCAGTGAGGCAACCTTAGTCAGTTCACAAGATACTCGTTTAGCCTCACCGACACTGTAGCCGGATGATGCTGTCTTGGTCAGTTTTCCATCATGGATAACATCAAGGATAAGTTGACCAATATTAGTATCTTTAAAAACCATTATTACATAACCCGGTGCTGCTGAAGTACGCGGATCGCATTGACAACATCAGGATTGCTAAGAAGATGAGAAACTTTCTCTTCCTCGACAGCTTCCTCTTTGACGGCGGCAACAGCTTCATCGATGGCTTCATTTTTCTCTACTTCAGTTGCAACATCACTTGCAGCCTCTTCTTTGGCTTCCTCAACAACTGCTGCAGCGTCTTCCTGAGCTTCTTCACGACCTTCAGCCTCAGCATCTTCAGCCATTTTTGTAAACTCAATATACTCGTTCGCAGCACTGATGATATCACCGTGTGAGAGAGCCTGGTTGTTAGCAATTTTCTCGAGTCCACCAACCTCGAAAGAAGCGGTCTTCGACATA